ACGGGTTACAAGACCAAGGCTCTTGGTTCTTTCATCCATGAGGATGGTAAGGCTGGGGAGACCTCTGGTGACATGGGCGGCACTGATGCGTTTACGGTTGATACCGCTTTTCAGTTAACCGCCTCCAACGCCACCGCAACGGTTGCACCGATCTGGACAGGAGCTGCTACAACCATCACTGAGGAAGTGATCCAGAACACGCTCCAGGGTATCTATGATAACACTGGTTCTGTTCGGGAATACACTGGTCTGGTTGGCACTACGCTGAAGCGCAAGTTCACCAACCTGGCGAGCACCAACACGGTGACGAGCACAATGGTTGACGCAGATGCGGGAGAAAGTAATTCGGACTTCCGCGCTCCAGGCATTGCCGCTGATAGGACTCGCGTAGTTTCCAAGGATCAAGCGAGTAAGTCTTATGTCTCTTCAATCGATATTTTTGAAGGTGATTTTGGGACAATTACGTTAGTGCCAGATGCCTACATGGATAATGCCGCTAACGGTTACATCATCCCCTGGGATGAGGTTGAGATGGCTGTGCATACAGCGCCTAACCTAAGCACGTTGCAAAACAACGGCGGCGGTGAGCGTAGGCTGATTCGCGCCATCATGGGCTTGAAGGTTTTCAACCCACTCGGATTTGGTCGCATACGCTGTGCGTAATGTCGCTTGAGTTCGATATTTCATCGGTTCCTACCGATCTCCTTCCCGCTCTGGAGAAGGAGTTTCGGCAGGGCCGTTTGAAGCAACACGTTGACGCTCAGTCTAACGGGGCGAAGACGATAGGTTCCAGCCGTGAGACCGACTACAAATCGGTCAACGGTTTGGGCCGGTTGCGTATGCGGATTGATCCTTATACCTACCACTACTTTGGTCAGCGACTTGGTTATAAGTGCTGGCATGATAAGCAGTTTTTGAAGGAGTTTGAGAGGGACAACCCCTATGCGCGGGTGAATTGCGGCGGGACTAAAATCCAGGCCGGTTACGGTACGAAGAAAACCAAGTTCACCAAGAAGTATGGAAGCGGTTGATTTTCAAGTGGTCCTAAAACAGGTTGCAGCCCTGTCAGGCATTGACCAGGACGCTATACCTAATTCCTTCTTCACGCAGATCCGAGACTTTGCTGACAGGCGAGTTTCACAGGCATGGGACAGAGCGGAGTGGCCGGAGTCAATTCGCTATAACAGTCCGACAGTTAACACCTCCGGCAACATTAACAAATTTACTTATCCAACTGGTGCGGATGTGATCCTAAATGTTTATTCGGAAGATCCGCGCACCAGCACAAAGCTAAAGACCTATAGCTATACGTTGACCGACACAGGGTCTGCTCGCGAGGTAATCTTGCCGGAAGCGGACACCAGCGTGACGGTGGAGTACAAGGAAGCAGCGCCGACATTTACTGGCGACACTTACAAGACGGGCAGCGATTATGCTAACGGCGACCAGGTGTACGCAGAGGGGAACTTCTGGAATATCACAGCTACGTTGAGCAATGCGGCTGCTTTTTCTCTTATTAAAAGTCAAGGTCACGCAACTTTAGAGAAATGCCCTAAGTTGTTTCAAGGCTACATGGTCAAAGGCTGCTATGCAGATTATTTGAGATCCAATGGTCAAACACAGGAAGCAGCTATTGAGGATAACATGGCTGAAGGTTTATTATATCGGGAGGTAGAAAAGCTCACGCGACAGCAAGGGCAAAACAGAAGAGTAGAAATGGGAGTTTATTAAGATGACAGTAACAGAAGCAAAGAACGAAGTAGCAAATAGGTCAACGGACAGTGCCTCGCTTGCGGCTAATGAGTTTCGTAAAAAGGTGATTATCACCAATACGGCAAACGCTGTGAAGTATATAAGGTTTGCGAGTGCAACTCCGACAAACACTGACCATGACATTGCTTTAGGGGTTTATAGGACTCCTGACGCATCGTTTGTTTTGGATAATTACACAGGGCCAATAACAGCAGATGCAACTACTGTGACGTTTGTTGAGTTTGTATAATTTTTATGGACGCGAAAAAGGTAGAAGAGTTGAAGCAGAAACTAGGGATGCTGTACCAGGCGGCGGCAAATGCTCTGTTAAGCAAACAACAGCATGACGCTTGTCAGAGTGCGGCTCAGGATCTCATGGATCACCTGGAGGCTTGCAGCAAGTGCGATGCACCGGCTGAGGAATCTCCAAGTGAATCTTGAATGGTCGGATTTTAGAGTTTTGGCGGTAGGCGGGGCCGGACTTGGTTCGGCGTTGGTTGAGATCGATATAATCTTAAAGTTGGTTATATCGGTTTTAAGTTTGTTGTATGTTGGTAAGAAAACATATGACTTGTATATGAACAAAAAATGAAGAAATCTAAAACAGTAATGGCGGCAGTGGCCGGCCTGTTGACGGCGGCGGGAAGTTACCTTGCTGGGGAGATGGAGCTTCAAGCTGCATTAAGCATAGGGATCACTTGCGTTCTCAGTATATTTTTGAGGGCAGGGGTCCAGAAGGCAATCCCTGCCGCTGATGATAAGTCTGCTTAACATTATAAGCGGATTATTTAAGGCGTTCCCTAAATTGGCAGACATTTTAGAGGACGCAGTTTTTCACTTTAGGAATGCCCAGGCCGAGGCTCACAGGATGGAGAAAGATAGCGCTGTTGACGCTTTTATTGGCAAGCACAGCGGGATGTCATGTGGTTCGGTTCAATGGAGCGGAGAGGTGGATGCAGCACCCAGAGGCGAAGGCGGCAGCGAGGGTAGCACCACATTTCACAGCGGGAGTGCTCAAGGAGATAAACCGTCTTGAAGCGGAGCTCGCAAAACGACAATGACAAATGCCGCACCCACTTCCATTAAATGATGGCGACACTGCTTTCGTTGGTGTCAACCAGAAGCTCAGCCCTGACAAGCTGAAGCCTGGTTTTGTTTCTGATGCTGTAAACGTCAGGTTTGAGAATGGCGTCATCAAGCCTCGCAAGGGGCTGAAGAAGGTTGGCTGGGTCAATCAGACCAACACAGAGATCACCAACCATAGCACAGGGGGCCGTAACATAGGCTTCAAGCCATTTTCAAACGTCAAGGGTGTCGGTAAGTTCAGTGACCCCATCGGAGTCAACTGGATGCTTGTAGCGAGCGCTGAGGGCAGTGCCGGATCTCACAAGGTCTATGCACTGACAGCCGGCAATGACATCCAGACCATCAACAGTAATCTCACCTTTGACGAGAACGATGTCACCTTCGTTCAGTGTTTCAATGTGGTGATCATGTTTAGGGGAGAGGATCTTCCTCCCCTGAAGTGTGACCGAATCGATGACGGTTTTGTTGCGATTACCCAGGAGGAAACCGACACCACAATAGAGGAAAATGAGGACCGGACGATGGTCGATGATGGGACAGACCAGATCCCGAATGCAGGGAGCGGCCTGTTCTTTCAAAACCGATTGCTGATACCCCACTCACGCGACCTGGTCGCAGCGAGCGATTTCCTTTCATACACCCGCTATCAGCCGGTGCTCTCTAATTTTAGGATCAACCAGGGCTCGGAGGACAAGCTTGTGGCTCTATGGAAATTTGATCAGACAACGCTGCTCTGCTTCAAAGAGTCCTCGGTGTATGCCGTGCGGAACATTGTAGGCAATTTGTCGGATATTTATTTGGACGAGATAACGCGCACCTTTGGGCTGGTTAGTGCTAAGGCGGTCACAACGGTTGGCCGAGATGTTTGGTTTCTTTCGGACCAGCGCGGCATAGTTAGTTTGCAGTTGCATGAGTCCGGTAAGTTGCAGGGCCAAGATGTGCCGGCCTCAGATGCCATTCAGCCGCTGATCGACAGAGTCAACTGGGATTACGCTCACAAGGCTGTCGCTGCATACTGGGGGAACAGAGCGTATTGGGCGCTGCCTGTCGATGGTGCGACTGAGTGCAATGTTATTGCGGTTTACGATTTCAGAAACGGTGCGTGGAGTGGTTACGATAAGGGCATAGCTTTCAGCAAGGAGGGTTCTTGTGACGGGGCAACCCAGTACACCAGTGAGGGAGCCTGTGTGGCTTTCGGGGGTACTTGCAGTGACGCAAACAAGACCGACAAGGTTAGCTGCGAGGCTGTAGGCACTTGCAGTGTAGGGGGAGGTTCTCACACCACAAAGTCTGCCTGTGTTGCAGCGGGGGGAACCTGGACACAGACCAATACATGGACAGCCGCCGGCAGTGGTTGGGTCAGTGAGGTCGGAATAAAGGATTTTATCACGTTTAAGTTCGGAGGGGCTGAGCGCCTGTTCATGGTGACAACCGAGGGCTACCTGGGGGTCTATGACGACCCTATACTTTGCGATGACTACGATGAACGGACAGTCACCGCAACGACTTCCGGCCGTAACAGCGTGTACGATGACATCGTGACCGAGGTGAGTACTCGCGGCTACTCAATGAACAGCGGCGACTTCAAGGCGTTCAAACAGGCTAACGTAGGAATATCGACAAACAATGTGGTCGGAAATTCCGGCGGTATAACGATCACCTGTGTGATGGACGGCGTGAAGGAAACCGAAAAGATCGTTGAAGATCTCAGGTTCAGTCGAACGAAGTATCACCGGCCCTTCGACAAAGCGGACTATGTGGAGTCGAACACAAACAACGACAACCTGGACCCAGACAGGGAGGACTACAGCATCGATCCAGGCACGGCTTTTGATCCAAAAGATGGTGTGGACCCAGACAAGCGACAGGACTCGCTACAGAAAAAGAGATTTAATTTAAAGGGAAGTTATATGCAGATGAAGATAAAAAACACGCAGGGTGTGGCCGAGGTGAAA